GGTTGGATTCAACTCTGGCAATGCGTTATTTGATACTGCCGAAGAAACTGGCGGTAGCGCAGACTCTATTGTTGTAAGTCACACACATACTGCAACTGTTACAGACCCAACGCACGTTCATGCAAGCCCAAATGGAACATCCTTTTTAACTGCGGGTGGAGGTACTGGCGGCACTATTGGAGGTAGTGGTGTTAGTGCATCGGGTGTTAATACAGCGGCGGCTTCAACAGGTATTTCAGTTTCTAATAGTACAACAGGTTCTTCAGGGACAAATACAAACTACCAGCCATACATTACTGTCTATATGTGGAAAAGGGTTTCATGAAAAATGTTTCATGTCATTTCTGTAATGTAGTATTCCAATCTATTAGATCGGATGCTATGCGCTGTGACTCTTGCAGACAAAAATATTTGCAAGAATATCGCAGAAAAGAAGAAACAAAATTAAGACGTAGACAAAGTAATAGAGGCATACGAGAAAGATTGTTTGCTGGATATGGTGGAAAATGTGTATGCTGTGGAGAAAATAAATTTGAATTTTTGGCTCTAGACCATGTAAATGGTGGTGGAAGGGAAGAAAGAAAAACAAGATCAACTCAACAAATAGCTCTAACGGCTATAAGAGATGGATTTCCTGATACATATAGAGTTTTGTGCCATAACTGTAATCAAGCAATTGGTTGGTATGGAAGTTGTCCACATGAGAAAGAGCGCACAGCATGATGATTCAAGACCCACAATTTCGAATTACTCATCATTTCAGTGATGGGTTGTATGCCAAAGAGTCATTCTTTACGGCGGGAATGGCAATCATGAAGCATACGCACAACTTCAGTCATCTGTCTATTTTGGCTCATGGCAAAGTTGCTGTATTGCGTGGTACTGAGATTGATATTGTTTCTGCTCCTGCTTGCATTGAGATTGAGGCTGGTGTTACGCATGGCGTAAAAGCCATAACTGATTGTGTTTGGTTTTGTATTCATGCCACAGACGAGAAAGACCCGTCTAAGGTGGATGAGATTTTGATTAAAGGGGATTGATATGCCATTCAGTGCAGTATTAGGATATTTAGGGGCGCAAGAACAAGCATCTGCTACAGAGGCGGCGGCTAACACTTCTGCGGCGGCTCAACGTGATGCGGCAAGAATGGCGGCTGAAGCGGCTAGATTTCGCCCTGTTGGGATTACTACCCGTTATGGTAGTTCTAACTTTCAGATGTCTCCTGAAGGCTACTTAACTGGCGCTGGCTATAACGTCAGTCCTGAATTAAAAGCCTATCAAGATCGTTTGATGGGTTTAACTGGTGGCGCTTTAACTCAAGCAGAACAGGCTCAACAACAGTATGCCCCTTTGTCTACAGCGGCTACAGGATTGTTTGGATTGGGTCAGCAGTATCTTGCACAAAGTCCTGAACAGGTTGCGGCTAAATACATTCAACAGCAACAGGACTTGCTTGCTCCTAGTCGTGAGCGTCAGATGGCTCAGTTGCAGAACCAGTTGTTCCAACAAGGTCGTAGTGGCTTGTCTGTAGGTGCTACAAGTGCTAGACCAAGTGGTGCGGCTGGATTGGGTGCTACAACACCTGAGATGGAAGCCTACTACAACGCTATTGCTCAACAGGATGCTCAGTTGGCGGCTCAAGCACAGCAAGCTGGTCAACAGAATGTTGCGTTTGGCGCTGGACTGTTTGGTACTGGTGCAGGGATGTTGGGTCAATACCAAGCTGGTCAGGTTGGCGCATTAAGCCCATTCTCAGCCTATTTGGGTGCTGGTCAGACCATTGAGTCACTTGGACAACAGCCTTTGGATATTGGCGCTCAGTTGGGCGGTAGAGCCGCTACTGCTGGTGCTAATGTTGGTCAATCATTGTTGCAAGGTGGATTGGCGGCGGCTAGAACACAACAGTCTGGTGCTGGATTTAGTCCTACCGCTGGTTTGTTATATGGATTAGCTAACAGTCCAAGACTGCAAACTGGATTTGAAAACTTGTTCAGTGGATTTGGTCAACCTAGTGGCATGACAGGAGCGCAGAATGATCTTTTAGCGGCTCAAGGTGGATACTATAGACAACAACCATCTGCATCTGCATTTTCATATGATGGACAACAAATTTAAGGAGTAATCATGGCAACCTCAGACATTCTCGGTTTATTTACTACTCCTGAACAGTACCAACTTGCTCAACAGCAAGCACAACAGGCGCAAGCTATTCAGTATGCAAATCTTGACCCAATGGCTCGTGCTAACTATGGGACTTTCCTTGCTGGTCAAAAGCTAGGTGGTGCTATTGGCGGTGCTTTGGGTGGTGAAGACCCACAGTTAAAGTTGATCTCTCAGCGTCAACAAATCATTGGGATGATTGACCCATCTAACCCTGATTCATTTGCGCCAGCTATTGAGGCATCCTTGCGTGGTGGTGACACACAAGCCGCTTATTTGTTGCGTAATGAGATGATGAAGGCAAAGGAGCAAGCGCAACAACAAGAGATTCGTGGCTTTGAGCGTGAGAAGTTTTTGCTTGATCGTGGTATGACTATGCAGACGCAAGGTCTAACCAACATGGCTAATGAGTTGGTTGGTCAACTTAAGAACCCTGATGGCACTATTAATGAGGAAGTCAAGGCTAAGTTGCTTTCATTCCCTCAAGGTCGTACAGCCATATCTGAGCAAGCTAAAGTTCTTCCTGCTTTGCGTCAAATAGGTGCGGCTGGCGCTGTTGAAGATGACCCATTCAAGATATTTACTCAAGACGCAACTATTCCTAAAAATGTTCAAACTCTTGCAACTCAATATTCAAGCAGTTTATCCAAGGGAAGGATTGACCCTGAGAAGGTTGATGTTAAGGTCAGGGAGTTGGTTGATATGACTCAAAGAATTCAGCAGTTTGAGCAGAACCAGCAACAGATTAAATCTCAACAAGAGATACTTAATGGGTTTAGACAACAGGGTCTTGAAAACTCTCAGCAAAGTTTAGCCCTCAGAGAATCTTTAGCTAACTTGCAAATGCAAAATATGAGGATTCAAACTCAATTAAGAGTTGATGAGTCTAATCGTAAAAAAGAAGATGCCAAAAATAAACCACTTGCCCCATCATTGCAAAAAGATGAAGGTAAAGACCTTGAGTTAGTTGATTCTTTATCTGCTAGAGCAGAGTCTTTGTTACCAGCTATTAACTCATTAACAATAGACCCTAAAACCAAAAAACCACCTTTGGAATTAGGACTAATAAATAATGCGAAATATTTGGCGCAAAATGCGGCTAGTAATTCAACACCTGAAAGTCGTGCTTATGCGGCATTACAACGTGCTGTACAAGAGGCAACTAACTTAAAAACAGATGCGGCTAAAGGTGTGCAAACAGACAAAGACGTTTTGCGATTTGCCAATGAACTTACAGCGGCATTTGCTAATAATGATACAAAAACATCTTTAGAAGCTTTAAATAGTTTTTACAAATCGACTAAAAAAGCTGAAGAAGCTACCAAAAAACGAATTGATAGCAGAAGAAAATCTCAAGGTGTTGAACTGTATTATGGTTCTACTTCTGGCACAGCGCAAAATCCAATCAAGTTAGATTAAAGGAAAGCATCATGGGTACTGTTTATGAATACAAGGGTACATCGTATGAATTGCCTGATGGGTTGACCAATGAAGCCGCTTTAGCAAAGATTAAAGCAAGTTTGGGCGAGGCAGAGCCTGTGCCTCAGGTACAGCCTGAAGCTGAAACACAACCTGTTCAACAAGAGCGAGGATTTGTTGATTCATTAGGTCGTCAAATTGGTTTGACTACTAGAGCAGGACTTACTGGTCTGTCATATCCAGTAAATGCGGCTATGGATTTTATTAGTGGCGCATATAACGTAGGTGCAAATTTAGCTGGCTCTGAAAAAAGAATGGGATATTCATCTCAAGAGCAACAAAAAGGTTTTACGGGACTTGGTCTTCCAGAGCCTGAAACTGGGTTAGAGAGAGCTGTCCAAGCTGGTACTCAATCAATGGCTTCTGTTCCAGCTATTCCTGCGGCGGGAATGATGAAGAATCTAGTACAACAGATTCCTGCGGCTGGAACGGCTGGATTGGTCGCTCAACCGACTATTGAAACAGTTAAAGAGATCACAAATAGTGATGTAGCGGCAACTATTGCTGGACTTAGTCTTGCGGCTCTTGTTGGTGGTGCGACTGGAAAAACTTCTGCAAAGATAACTGCTGAAAAAAATCCTATTGTTACTATGCAAGATGTGCAACAACGTGCTACTAGAGCATATACAAATGTTGATAATCTTGGCATTGAACTAAATCAGCAAGGTGCTAATACTCTATTAAGTCAGATTAACAATAGGTTAAGTGCTGGAAGATATTTGCCTGAAAATGCTCCTGAAATTCAAACAGTTTTAAATAGATATCAGACAATTATTGGGCGTGGCAATGTGTCTTTTGGCAATATTGACCAAATGCGTCAACTTGCAAATGATCTAAGAGTAAGTCCAGATCAAAACATTCGTAGATTAGCTGGCGAAATGACATCAACCATTGATGACTATGTTGCAAAACTTTCGCCTTCTGATGTATCTGCTGGTGCTGGTGGAATTGACGAGGCTGTAAAAACAATTATGGGAGCTAGAAAAGATTGGCGCAATCTTAGTAGAGCGACTACATTGCAAAACATTTTAGATGTGGCAGATGCTCGTGCGGCAAATCCAAATGCCTCTGAAGGTGAGTTGATTCGTCAAGGATTTATCAACCTTGCCGCTAATAAAAATAAACTATCTGTCTTTACAGCTGATGAGCAAAATGCAATTAAATCAGTTGCTAAAGGCGGCTCTCTTGACCCGATATTGTCATTCATAGCTAAGTTTGACCCAACAAGACGAAATGTTTTAGGTTATGGCGCAGTTGCAGGATCTGCTGTAAAGCCAGAATATGGTGTTCCTTTGGTATTGGCTGGAATGGGTTCAGAGCAAATGCAGAATTTTTTAAGAGCAAGAGCCGCACAAAAGGTTCAAAGCGGGTTGTTGTCTGGAAATATTAAGCCTCCTCCTCCTGACTATTCATTGCGTGGAGTTTTATCGTCTATTGGACTGCTGAATCAATAAGGACACAAAATTGACCCAATCTCTATTTGTCTTCTTGCGGCTGGCTTGGTCAAAAACATCCAAGCTGGCTGTGAACTCTATAAGCAAGCTAAAGAGTCTTTTGTCGAAATCAGGAACACTGCTAATGAAGTTGTCGCCATTGGTAAGGAAGTCAAAGGATTTTGGGGTTCATTGCGTAAACTATTTGGCGGTAGTCCCAAGCCTGAAGCTACAAAGTCTGTGGCAAAGGCTAAAAAGTCAGACTACGTTGCTGTTGAAGAAACTCAAGTCAAAGCTGACATCGTTAAGAACCTGACTGAGTTCTTCAAGCTACAGGAGCAGTTAGAAGCGCACATCAGGGAGTCAGAGGAGAAGGCAAGGACTGTAGTTTTCTCTGATGATGTGAACTTGATGGAAGAAGCCCTAAACAGGGTTTTGGCGCAACAAGAGATGGAGAGGTTGGTAGTTCAGATACGAGAGTGCATGGTCTATCAATCGCCCCCTGAGATGGGTGCTTTGTATTCTGAGGTGTTCAGCATGAGAGACATTATTGCTGGAGAGCAAGAGAAGGCTAGAAAGAAAAGAGATGCAGAGTCATGGCTACGAAAGGAAAGGGAGCGCCTCCTAGCAGAAAAACAAGCATACCTGTTGGTAGCTTTCCTGTTCCTCCTATACCTATGGATGCTAATAGGTCTGGTAAGCAAGATTGGGAGAGCGTAGTGGGATGGATTGCCGCTTGTGTACTTGTCATATTGTTGCTACCAATTTTGGGCATGATGTACATGGATGTACTTCAAGCCAAGCATGAAGCCAAACAACAGCAAGAAAAAGTGCAAAAGCTGATTAAACAAGTTGAAAGGGAGAAGCAGGAATGAACATTTACTGTATTTGGGGCTTATCTATCCTATTGGTTCTGCTAATGGGTTGTGATGACCGCTACCGCTACAAGTGCCAAGACCCATTGAATTGGTCTAATGCTGAATGCAAGCCCCCTATTTGTACCGCTTCTGGTACTTGCCCTGAGATGTTAGTTAAACCCGAACAGGAGAAGAAATGATGCCTACCATTGGATATAAACCTAACAGCCGCCTAAGTGCTGATGAGATTGAAGTCAGAGTATGGGCATTTGTTATCGTGGTCTTGGTGACCATTCTGCTTGCTTCTATGGGTATGTTTTTGTACTCTGTTTCGTTTGTTCAACAGCCAATGAACGGCAGTATGGCGGCGATTGACAAGGTGTATACACAGCAGATCAGCACCATAATGGTGTTCATTACTGGTGTTTTGGGTGGTGTAGCTGGTAGGTCTGGTGTTAAGGCGATCGCTAATGCGAGTGCCAAGGCTGAAGCCATTGACAACGATGAACCCCCAAAGCCATGAGCCTCTTTAATCCTTGGGTGCTGTTTGGCATCCTGATGACTGTTTTAGGCGCTTTTGGTAGCGGTTATTACAAGGGTGGCGAGGATGAAAATGCTCGTCAACAGGCTGAAATAGCCTCTTTAAATGCTGAAGCTAGGGCAAAAGAACAAGCCCTTGTAAAGGCTGTTAACACTCAAACAACACAATTATTGAAGGTAGAAAACAATGCCAAGATTCAGATTGCGAAACGTGATGCCGCTATTAGTGCTGGTACTCTCAAGTTGCGGATTCCTGTCCAAGCCCCAGTCTGCCCCGTACACACCGCCCCAGATGCCCCCGTTGCCCCCAGAGATAGCGTTCAAGCAACAGCCGAACTTGACCGAGAGACTGCTAAATCTCTTGTCGCCATCACAGACGATGGAGACAAAGCCATCAGACAACTGAATTCTTGCATAGATGCTTATAATTCTGTATATCAAACACTTATGCAAAAGCCGTGAGTATGGCTGTTGGATGTAATTGTTTTTTTGCATTTAAATAAGCATCATATGCTTCTTCTTTTGTTGCAAAAAACCCAAGTTCTATATTTTTTTTGTTTGCCATAATTCTTGCTCTCCACCTTCCGTGTGATAGAGAAACTCCAATTAGACCACTTGTTTTGTTGTCAGATTGCGCTTTTCTTTGGTTGTGAGAATTTTCTTGTCTAGAAACATCTCTTAGATTATCAATTCTATTGTCATCACGAATGCCGTTTTTGTGATCTATAAATTGTTTAGGCCATTCTTTATATGTATAGAACCAAGCCAATCTACCTGCTTTATACAATTTTTTCTTAATTTGTATTTCGATATACCCATCTTTTCTTTTTGTTCCAGCAATAGAATTTGCTTTTACAGCCCAACTTGGTTTACTTTTCCAAGTAAAGATTCCAGTTTCAGGGTTATATGCTAAAACTTCATGTAGGTAGGTAGAATCTAGTTCGTTCATGCTGTTGTCCTTTCTTGACAATGGTTTGGAAAGTGGAGGCAGGGACTGCAATCCCTGTTCTCCGCGCAATTATAGCAACACTGTTTATCAAACTTTGAACAAATCACGTTAAGATTCACGCTGTTGTCATTGATTTAGTTTAATTTCAGACAACTTTACTGGAGTTGTCATGGGTAAAACTGTTTACAGCGATCAAGAGTTTATTGAACTTTGGAAAACTTATGAATCTGCCAGTGCCTTTGCCAAAGCTGTTGGCATGGATATGCGTAATATCATTAGGCGTAAAAACAACCTAGAGGCTAGATACGGCGAGCCGCTAAAGTCAAAGAACAGTAAGCATCAAACCATTAAAGAAAATTCAGTTCGCAAACAATTGGGGATTGAAAATGGCATTGTTTTGGTGTTCAGTGATGCTCACTTCTGGCCTAGCATCCATACAACAGCGTACAAGGGTCTTCTTTGGGCTATTAAAGAGTTTCAGCCCAAGGCTGTGATTGCCAATGGAGATATATTTGATGGCGCTAGTATCTCTCGCTATCCTCGCATTGGATGGGACTCAACGCCAAGTGTTATACAAGAGTTGAAAGCCTGTGAACTGGCAATGGGCGAGATAGAGGAAGCCGCTAAGAAAGCAAGACACAATGTAAACCTAGTGTGGACACTTGGTAACCATGATGCAAGGTTTGAGAACCGCCTAGCCGCCAATGCGCCTCAATATGAGCAAGTTAAGGGCTTTTCCCTGAAAGACCATTTCCCTGCATGGCATCCTTGCTGGTCTTGCTGGCCTACAGAGAATGTAGTGGTTAAACATCGCTGGAAGGGCGGTGTACACGCTACCCATAACAACACAGTCAATGCTGGCGTAAGCATCGTTACAGGGCATCTACACAGCCTTAAAGTGACCCCCTTTGCTGACTACCAAGGAAACAGGTTTGGCGTGGATACTGGCACGTTGGCTGATACTGATGGGGCGCAGTTTGTAAACTATCTTGAAGACTCTCCTACTAACTGGAGGTCAGGGTTTGCTGTACTGACATTTCATAATGGTAAATTGCTTTGGCCTGAGTTAGTCCATAAGTGGGCTGAGGGTCAAGTTGAGTTTAGGGGTAAGGTATATGACGTATGACCTTGTAGCTTATCTAAGATCAGAAATCAAAGAACTGCATAACATTCTGCATGAAACGCAACTTGCTTTGGCGCAAGCAAATGACAGG